ATTTGACTGGGGCGTTAATAGTGGAGTGGGCCGTTCTGCGAAAGCCTTACAGAGGATTGTGGGCGTTACTGCTGATGGTGGCATTGGTCCTATGACATTAAAAGCTGTTGCAAACTTTGCACATAAAGACATAGTAGTTAAGATGCACTCTGCTCGTCAGGAGTTTTATGAGAGTCTTTCTACTTTTAAAACATTTGGTAAAGGTTGGACTCGTAGAAATAATGAGACATTAGAAACAGCATTAGAAATGCTAAGGAGATAACATGGCAAAAGGCGTACAACATTATTTAAAAAATGGAACAGAGTATAATGGGGCTAATCATAAAATGCCAGATGGTTCTTTACATACAGGTAAAACTCACACTAAAAGTTCTAAACCCCTAGTTCACTTTAAAGATCTTACAAAGACAGCAAAAGCAAAAGTTGGAAGTGCTAAGAAACCTAGCAGGAAGAAAAAGAAATAATGACACGAGTATTAACTGATAATCAAACTAAATTCTTAGAAGTCTTGTTTGATGAAGCTGGTGGTAATCATGCCTTAGCAAAAAAACTTGCAGGGTACAGTGAAAACACTCCTACTAAAACTGTAAGAGATTCTTTAAAAGCAGAGATAATGAGTGCAACAACTGAGTACTTAGTTCAGATAGCACCCAAAGCTGCAGTAGCTATGGCTAAAGCTTTAGATGATCCTACTGAATTAGGTATACGAGACAAAATGGCAGCAGCTAAAGATCTATTAGATAGAGGTGGCTTTGGTAAAGTAGAACGTGTAGATGTTAATTCATCTAGTGGCGGTGTATTTATTTTACCAGCTAAAGAAGGTACAAACGAATAAAACGTGAAGACTTAGGGTATTGGGAATTACCTAAACCTAAAAGAGGAAAAGAAAAAGATTGGCACACTATTGCCAGAGTATCTCTTACTACTGTACCCTTTGGATACGAAGTTAACAAAGATAACGACAGGTTACTAGAACCTATACCTGATGAGTTAGAAGCATTACAATTAGCTAAAAGACACTTACTACAGTACAGTTACAGAGAAGTAGCTCAGTGGTTAACTAGACAAACAGGTAGAAGCATATCCCATAACGGATTAAAGAAAAGAATAGATATTGAGCGAAAACGTAAAAAAACAATTATTATTAAACGTAGGCTTGCCCAGCGACTTGCCCAAACGCTCCAAGAAATCGAGAACCTCGAAACGCAAAAAGTTGGAACTTACTCCACGTAAAGAAAAAATACTTGCAACTAAAGTTCCAGCTAAACCTATAGCTCCAGCTTATGATGTAGAAGAAGCACAAGATATAGTCTTTAAACCTAATCCCGGTCCACAGACAAATTTCTTATCCTCATCTGAAAGAGAAGTACTATACGGTGGGGCAGCTGGTGGTGGTAAATCTTACGCTATGTTAGCTGATCCACTGCACGGATTAAACAACGCTAACTTTAGTGGGCTACTAGTACGACACACTACTGAAGAACTACGAGAACTAATACAGAAAAGCCAAGAGTTATATCCTCGTGCTATACCGGGTATTAAATGGTCAGAAAGAAAAAGCCAATGGGTTTCACCAAGAGGTGGAAGACTATGGATGTCATACCTAGATAAAGATATGGATGTTACACGTTACCAAGGACAGGCGTTTAACTGGATAGGTTTTGACGAGTTAACACAGTGGAGTTCTCCTTACGCTTGGGACTACATGAGATCTAGGTTACGTAGTGCATATGCTGCTGAATTAGGTTTGTACATGAGAGCAACAACAAACCCCGGAGGCTCAGGCCATCAATGGGTTAAAAAAATGTTTATTGATCCTGCACCTTATAATGAACCTTTCTGGGCTACACAAATTGAAACAGGTGATACAATTGTATTTCCTAAAGACCACACTAAAGAAGGCCAACCATTATTTAGACGCAGGTTTATACCTGCAAGTTTATTTGACAATCCTTATCTTGCTGAAGGTGGCGACTACGAAGCAATGCTTCTTTCTCTTCCTGAACACCAGAAGAAACAATTACTAGATGGTAACTGGGATGTTAATGAAGGAGCTGCATTCCCTGAGTTTAACAGAAGTATACACGTAGTTGATCCTTTTAAGATACCTCAAAGCTGGGCTAGATTTAGAGCTTGCGACTATGGGTACGGAAGTCACACAGGCGTACTTTGGATTGCAGTATCTCCTAGTGATCAACTAATTGTATATAGAGAATTATATTGTTCTAAAGTTACAGCCACTGACCTAGCTGATATGATACTAGATGCTGAACAAGAAGACGGAACAATTCGGTACGGTGTCTTAGATAGCTCCCTTTGGCATAAGAGAGGTGATACAGGTCCAAGCCTAGCAGAACAGATGAACATGAAGGGATGCCGATGGCGACCTTCTGATCGTTCTAAAGGCTCACGAGTGGCAGGTAAAAACGAGCTACATAGACGCCTGCAGGTAGATGAGTTTACAGACGAACCTCGCCTTGTATTCATGTCTACCTGTACTAATACAATATCACAATTACCTGCAATACCTTTAGATAAAAATAACTCAGAGGATGTAGATACTAAATCAGAAGATCACTTGTATGATGCTTTGAGATACGGTATAATGACAAGACCTCGCAGTTCAATTTGGGACTTTAACCCAGCAACACAACGATCAGGATTTCAAGCTTCTGATCCTACATTTGGATACTAGTACTTATGGCAGATGAAAACAACTTTATGGAAACTGATGCGTCTTCTTCTTTAGAAGATATTAAAGATACAGAAAATTCAGATGATCCAAAATCAGGTAGTATAGTTCAGTTAGTTGAACACCACTTTAAAAAAGCTGAAGACGCTAGATTTGTAGATGAACAAAGATGGATGAATGCCTACAGAAATTATAGAGGGCTGTACTCCGCAGATGTAAAGTTTACTGAAGCTGAAAGATCTAGAGTATTTGTTAAAGTTACTAAGACTAAAACTCTTGCAGCATACGGACAAATAGTAGATGTGTTATTTGGTAATAATAATTTTCCTTTAACTGTAAATCCTACAAGACTTCCTGATGGAGTAGCTGAAACAGTTTCTTTTGAAACAGATGCAATGGGTCAAAAAATATCAGAAGAGTCTAAAGCTGCATTTTCAAAAGAAGAAACAAGTAACGCTGAACCATTAATAACACCTAATACAGTTCTTCAACCCGGAGATACTTTAGATACTTTAAGAGCCAGATTAGGACCAATTAAAAAGAAATTAGATACAGTTGCTGATCTATTAATTGAAGGGCCAGCATCTACTCCTACATCAGTAACGTATCATCCTGCAATGATAGCAGCTAAGAAGATGGAAAAGAAAATACATGACCAATTAGAAGAGTCTAATGCTAACAAACAATTACGTTTAGCTGCATTTGAATTAGCTCTGTTTGGCACAGGTATTATGAAGGGTCCACTTGCAATAAATAAAGAGTACCCTAATTGGACAGAAGAAGGAGATTATGATCCTTTAGTAAAAACTGTACCTTCTACTAACTACGTTTCAGTGTGGAACTTTTATCCTGACCCTGATGCAGCTAACATGGATGAAGCAGAGTATTGTTTAGAAAGACACAAGATGTCTCGCTCACAAATGAGAGCATTAAAGAAACGACCTTTCTTTAGATCTAACGCTATTGATAACGCTATTGAGTTAGGTGAGTCCTACGAAAAGAAATGGTGGGAACAAGAGATGGAAGATGACGCACAGCAAAGTTCTGCAGAGCGTTACAATGTACAAGAGTTTTGGGGCTACGTTGATACTGATGTATTAAAAGATCACGATGTAGATGTACCTAAAGAATTAAAAGATTCAGATGAAGTAAGTGTAAACATCTGGGTGTGTAATGGGCAAGTACTACGTTTAGTTATGAATCCATTTAAACCTGCAGTAATACCTTACTATGCTGTACCTTACGAGATAAACCCATACAGCTTCTTTGGTGTAGGTATTGCTGAAAACATGGATGATACCCAGACACTAATGAATGGCTTTATGCGTATGGCTGTAGACAATGCTGTACTCAGCGGTAACTTACTTATAGAAGTTGACGAGACTAACTTAGTACCCGGCCAAGACATGAGTGTATATCCCGGTAAAGTATTTCGTAGGCAAGGTGGAGCACCGGGACAAGGTATTTTTGGTACTAAGTTTCCTAATGTTGCTAATGAAAACATGCAGCTATTTGATAAGGCTCGTGTACTTGCTGATGAAAGCACAGGTTTCCCTAGTTTTGCCCACGGTCAAACAGGTGTGTCAGGTGTAGGACGTACTGCTTCAGGCATATCAATGCTTATGAGTGCGGCAAATGGTAGCATACGAACAGTAGTTAAAAATGTTGATGACTATCTACTTGCTCCACTAGGTAAAGCATTCTTTAGTTTTAATATGCAGTTTGACTTTGATAGTGAAATACGAGGTGACTTAGAAGTTAAAGCTAGTGGTACAGAAAGTTTAATGGCTAATGAAGTACGTAGCCAACGACTAATGCAATTCTTAGGTGTAGTGCAGAACCCTGTACTAGCTCCGTTTGCTAAGATGGATTATATTATTAGAGAGATAGCTAAAAGTATGGACCTCGACCCAGACAAGATTACCAACTCTATTGGTGATGCAGCAATACAAGCAGAG